CGCTGAAGTTAATGTTAGTAACTTTAGCTTTCTTTTTCATACCATCAATTTTAATCGCCATACCAGTTCCTTAGTTAATCATTTAATTATACAGGATTTTATTCTTGTGTCAACTGTTCAACCATATCAATCACACCACTTAGACAAGTTGGACAGAAACTAGCTGGTAATATACCTATGTATCCTTGTATGCCACCTTCGTCATCAGTATAGTCGCACTGACAGATAGAACACTGGTGCTTTTCGTTGTCGTCAATCAATCTGGTTGCCCGTCATCTTCTGAGATACGCACTGCTTTGATCTCTCGTTCCAATTCACGTTTGACTTGTTTGTAAGCCGCACGTTCCATGCTGTCTAAGTCGTCCCAGTTTTCTTCCATGCTGTTTAGGGCACCAAACAGATTACTTTGTCCATAGGCTTCGCCAGCGAATTGTACTATACTGTAGGCTTCTTCTATTTCCATATATACAGGTGTTCCCATGTTACTTCTCCAATCTAAACTTATTGAGATATTTATTCGCTTCAGTCAAATCTTTTACTGGTTCCACAGTGTCTAACAACATAACATGTCGTGACAGCTCTAATATCTTCTGTGCGTGGAACAAGCGTTGATATTTGCTTTCTGGCTTGTGTGGATAGGTAAACTTATAATTCCATTGATAGCTCATTTCTGTTCCTTGACGTAATGTTTGCTCCAGTCATACTGTGTTTGTTCATGGCGTTGATCTTGATAGTGGCTGGGTCCATCATAGTAATCTAGGCCAAAATGTCTGCGTAGATTTTTCTGATCGCTTTGGCTACCGCACATATCAGCACAGCGTTCACCCACTAGACGATAGAAATGTTCTAGGTTATCTGTCACAGGTAATCCTGCCTCTTTAGCTAATCGTTCAAGTTCACTGTTCATTTTGTGTCTTCCAATGGAGTTATTGTTGATTTAAAGTCAGGGTCAAATCCATCTGCCTTGGTATTGGGTATTGGAGTATTGATTATTTCTTCTATGGTTTTAGTACCTTTAGTTGGTTTTGTCCAAACCTGGGCTGGCGCTGAATTCCATAAAGAATACAGCAGGTATGGCACTGCGATAATAGCCAATAACACCAGGGTACCATTACTGGTTATGAGTTTTTTAAATCCATTGAGCATCTATTCACTCCTTTATTATGTGTATTATAGCATCTTTTGGTTAAAAAGTCAACCACTTAACAGCACACCAAAAGTTAGATAGCGTTCAAAATTGGCTATTTCTTCGTTGATTTTGGCTACTAGCTCTCGATGCTGGCGTGTTTGCTTGCCCATCCTGCGGCAGTTTACTTCTTCTTCGCTTAACTTCTTAACCATAGAGGCTATACCATTGCTCATACGCAACATATCAGGGCCGTAACGCTTCATCTTTTTGGCGGCATTTTCCAGCTGGATGCTGACTTCTGCCCAATCTAAACTTGTAGTAATTTCAGCCATGATACAGTATAACACATTTTGGTAGCTGTGTCAATCGGCGATAAATACTAGATAATTAGGATTCATTGATGCCAAGACTCAGTCTCTATAAACCAACCAAAGGTAATGACGATACGTTTTTTGACAAACGTATGCATGAAATGTTTACCGTTGGTGGAGTTGATGTTAATATCCACTTGTATTTAGGTCCGTTAGCTCAACCTAATATCAGTGCCACAGAACCTGGCAATACCAGCCCACTCAGCACAGGTATCACAGGCATACAGGATCTGCTGTTTTTAGAAAACAGAGATCGCAAGTATGATACGTCAGTATATACCATGCGAACTATCTATCGTATCAATGACAATGATTTTGACTTGACACAGTTTGGTCTATTCCTAACTGGCGATACCATGTTTGCTACATTCCACTATCAAGACATGGTGCAAATACTAGGACGTAAACTGATGGTAGGTGACGTGTTAGAAATGCCTAACTTCATTGACTACTATCCATTGGATCAAGGCTTGCCTGTAGCACTTAAACGTTTCTTTACTGTACAAGATGCAAGTCGTTCAGCAGAAGGTTTCGCTCCAACTTATTGGCCGCACCTATGGCGTGTTAAACTACAACCATTGGTAGACAGCCAAGAATACAAAGATATTATCAATCAGATCGCCGCTGGTGAAAATACTACAGATACACTAGGACAAGTACTCAGCACACTAGACAAATACATTGGTATCAATGATGCTATAGTACAACGTGCAGAACAAGACGTTCCAGCATCAGGATACGATACCAGCAGTATCTATGTGGCACCTGTCACAGATGATGGATATCCAGTAGATCCAAATGAAAATGATACCAGCGCACTTACGACTCCTCCATCAGGTAGTGCTATAGATGACCCACAGGCTATACAAAATACTCCATATAAAGTTGGCGGTTACTTAACTGGTGATGGTGTTCCTGCTAATGGTACAACTGTTGCCGCAGGTATTTCATTCCCAACTAGCCCAACAGTCAATGACTACTACTTGAGATTAGACTACGTACCTAATAGACTGTTCCGCTTTGATGGGCGTCGTTGGGTCAAGATTGAGGATTCTGTGCGAACTAACCTAACACCAGGCAGTCAAAACCAAACACAACTAAGTGGATTTATCAATGACTACGATAAATTCTACGAAAATTCAGTGGGCTCAGATGTCATCAGAGTAGCCAATGTCTATACTCCACCAGCCAATGCTATCACCAGCTCATTCAGCTACACCAGTGGTAACGTTATTACTAAACTACACTATGTAAGCAGCTACGGTGTTAAAGTTAAAATTAACAATTTATTAATCACAGGTGCACTAGACAATATCGTTATCGCTAATAGCACAGGCAACATTGGCTTTACAGTCAGCAACACCTTGTATCATATAGGTGATACGATAGAATATACAGTCTACAGTCGTGTAGTACCACAACGTCAGAGCTTGAGTCAAGCCTTACGTCCAACAGCGGATAATCAATAATGACAACAGCTAATCAGAGCTTCTTTTATGACGGGCAGATAGAACGATTCCTAGCACAGTTTGTCCGCATGGTATCAGGTTTCCAAGTTGAGTTTGGATTTGATCGCAATGGCAATCAGACCCTACAACGTGTGCCTGTCTATTGGGGCGATGGTAGCCGCCAAGTAGCACAGATTATCACACAGAATAGTGCACCAAATATCATGAATGCAACACCAGCTATGACTGTGTATATCAATAATATTACCTATGATAGAGATCGCGTGCAACAACCTGACTTTGTTGGCAAGATGCAGATACGCCAAAAGTATTACAATGAAGACACGATGGAGTATGAAGACAAACAGGGCAATGCTTTTACCATTGAACGCAGCATGCCTGTGCCTTATACTATAGAATTGAAGTTAGATATTTGGACTAGTAACACCAAACAAAAATTACAGTTATTAGAACAGTTGATAGTATTGTTTAATCCAGCCATGGAGATACAGTCAACAGACAACTACATTGATTGGACTAGCCTAAGCGTTGTTTATTTAGAAAGTCCAAATTGGAATACAAGATCAGTGCCTATTGGTACAGATAATCCCATTGATGTTGCTACATTAACATTCAAACTACCTGTGTGGATTAGTCCTCCAGCTAAAGTTAAGAAACTTGGTGTCATCCAAAAGATCGTTGCCAGCATACATGACAGCGATGGTAATCTCAGCGACAGTGTATTAAACGAAGATAATCTATTAGGTAATCGCCAATACTTCACTCCATTGAACTATGGTACGCTGTTGATTGGCAACACCTTGACACTGTTGAAACAACAGGATATAGAAACACCCCGTGACATTGGTGGCGAAGATATCTCTGGTACTCCAGTCAAAGTTGGTACTCCTGATAATTGGGCGGCGTTTGTCAACATCTATGGTAATCTAAGTCCTGGCATCAGTGAAGTGCGTTTGCTACAACCAGATGGCGTCTCAGAAGTCATTGGTACCGTCAGCTATCACCCAACAGATCCTACGCTGATGTTATTTAACGTAGACATTGATACTATCCCAGGTAACACACTAACTCCAATCAATGCTATCATCAACCCAACTAGTTCAAGTTTAACATCCAGTATCACTCATCCATCAGCTGGTACCAGATATTTGATCCTAGGTGATGTTGGTAGTGCCAATGCTGCCCCAAGCAGCGGACCAACACTATGGCGCGGTACTGATGGGGTAGATTTAGTCTGTCATGCGAACGACATCATACAATATACTGGCGTACATTGGACTGTTTCATTTGACAGCCAGAATCAAGCTAATGTACAATATGTAAGCAATCTAACAACTGGAACTCAATATAAATGGAATCTCAATCAATGGGTGAAGAGTTTTGAAGGCGAATATAAAAATGGTGGATGGACTTTAGTTCTTTAATTTTTATGCTAACTTCAACACAAAAACGGTCTTTGGACACTGGTCTTATAGAAGGTGTAGGCACTTTCATCTACAGTGTTTCAACAGGTCGTTATCTTTTCCTATTACGTGACGGTGACAAGTATAGTGGTACTTGGGGCCTGGCTGGTGGTAAGATTGATGCTGGTGAACTGCTGTTAACCAGCTTGTATAGAGAACTCAGCGAAGAATTGGGCTACAACTTCCAAGATGTCAAAGTCATCCCCATAGAAAAATTTACCAGTGACAACGGTAAGTTCAGTTACAATACTTTCTTAATTCCAGTAGACGAAGAATTCACACCCAAACTTAATTTTGAACATCGTGGCTTTTGCTGGGTAGCATTAGAGGATCATCCTAAACCTTTACATCCTGGTGTTTGGCGTACTATTAATTTTGATGCGGTAAGTGCAAAGATTAAGACATTAGAATCAGTCTTATAAGTCAGCTTCTACTACGAAATCTCTAAATGATATTTGACGTAAATTTTGGCAAGGTTTCCAGCAGTCTGGTACTGTGCTGGTACCACGGTTGGTAACCCAAGCGAAATCAACATCATCATAGACTGTGAATAATTGTGTGAGATTGTTTGTCCATTTATCACTACCTACATCAGATTCTTCAGCGTCATAGGCATTGGTTCCAGCATATACATTAAAGTTTATTCCTGGTGTATCCTGTCCATGGAA